CAAATCTTTCCTCAATAACTTTTTGTTTTTGTTCGGTATCACCTATACCGCCTATTTGAGCTTCTAGGTTATCTAATCTGTTAACATACTGAGCGCCTTGATAGCCAAAGCCAGCAAGCGTTGTAACAATACCAACAAGAGCTATAAGTTGCGTTGTTTTATTTTCAAACCAATTCATTTCAGTCTCCTATAATGTTGGCTGCATTTGTTTTAATTCAGTCAAAGTTTTTATACTCTGTCCTGCCAGACCATAAAAAGCCGCAGTATTATCTGAAAGGTTGCTATTAGTATAAATGCTTTTTGGTTCATACCAAAATTCTTTTTCAGGTATGTTTAATGCTCTGTAACTATTAAAACCTGGCAAAAAACCCATAACCGCTATAATAGCGTTTTCTGAGCCATATTCTCCAGTTTCTTCCTGTTTAGCTGCAACCTGTTCTTGAGCTGTCTGCAAGTTTTGAGCAATAATATTTTCAACGGTAGTTTCTGAATCAGAATCAACAGATGCAATAGACGTATCTATCTGATCTTGCGTTGTTTCTGTTGTTACGTTAGCAACTGCTACCTCTGTTGTTACCGTTTCTGTTTCTGCTGTTGAACTAAAAGAAGGATCTGATACAGACATACTGCTCATATTAAGAACTTGATTGGTTTGAGCTGTAGATGATGCAAACTGATCTGACATGCTGGGCGAACTACTGGTACTAAAACCAGCGGTAGATGAGTTACTTACGGCATTTCCAGCAGCCACGCTATTGCCTGTAGCATGTATAGAATTATTGTAGATGCAACCACCCTAAGAGCAACCTCTCTACTAATTGAGCTTTCACCTTTTGTATTTTCTCTTTCAGCAACTTGAAACTCTTCTTCAAATACATCTTCTTCTATAGTCTCTTCTCTTTCTATTCTTTCTTCTTCTATTTCAGCTTCAGCCAATCTTTCTTCTATAGCTTCAAAAACTTCCTCAACGGCTTCTTCTTCAAAAATTTCCTCTATAAACTCTTCCTCTGGATCTTCTAATATTGCAACCTCTTCCTCTCTTCTGGTTTCTTCCTCAAACCATTCTTCTAATTCTTCAATAGTTTCTAACTCAATAAAAGTTTCAGGCTCTCTAAAGTCTTCTACTAAAAATGTTTCTTGGAAAATAAACTCTTCAATAATTAAATCTTCTACAGGAACAAATATTTCTTCACGCGGCATTTCAAAATCTGGTATCAAGGGAAATGGATCTATAAATTCATCTTGACGAAACATTTCTTCAAAGATTATTTCTTCTTCAAACATAAACTCTTGTTCTTCAAAATGCTGTTCATCAAACTCAAATACAAATTCTTCAAACATCGGCTCTTCTTCATAGCCAAACTGCTCTTCTTCTTCGTAACCGTAGTCAAATTGATCTTCTTGAAAGTAACCTATATCTTCTTGTTGTCTGTATCCAGGGCAGAAAGGGCCATACTGAGGATCTAAATCACATTGCTGGTCATCGTATGCGTCCCAATAGTTAGGACATGACTCACTATAAAGAGAGCTTATATTACATTGTTGGGTTAATAAAGCATCTGCATAACCACTACAACTAGAATCATTTAAAGGATTGCTGCAATCAACACCGTTGCCACTACCTGCACCATATAAAGATCCGCCATTTTCTAAAGTGGTATTGATAGATGTTGCATTCCAATTTTTATTAACGCAAGAAGAAGAGTTGGTTGTACCTGTACTGCATTCATCATGATAGTAATAAGTGTAAGAATCTTCTTTTTTAGATCCTACTTCTCCTATTAATACATCATGATTAATAATATCTAGGTGGCCATAACGAAGATCAAACGAGTTGTTATTCCAAAGTATTATCTCAAAGCTGTTGTCTGTATTGCTTCTGTTGTACTCTCTAAGGTCATACCAACCAAATATCATTTTGCTTGAGTCTCCCCAAGACTTCATACGAGAATTGTTGTCTCTAATTAAGTCAGTCCAGAAAGCGTATATGGTATAGGTGTGCTGTCCGTTAATAGGGTCAGGAGTATAGTCATTACAATAGCTGCCACTAGCGCCAAAATGCAAACATCCATTCGTTGCCATCCTTGCTTGACTAAATGTAGAGCCATAAAAAGTAAAATTAAAAGAAAGATCAATTGCGGGAGAAATACCATCATCTACTACCTCGTATGCTAACTCGCCCTCAAAGTTGTTGGCGTTTGTTTGTAGGTGATATAAGTCTTGTCCTGATTCATAAGTGTACTGTCCATATACACTAAATGATAGCAGACTAGCTACTGCGTAGCATAGAATTCGTTTCGGCATTGTTTGTTGGTTTTAGTTTTTCTTGTATATATAACTTTAACTGCGCCAACAACATCTTTATTTATTTTTTCTCTGTTGGGGTTGGAATCGTGTGTACATTTTTTTATAAATAACTTTTCTTGTTCTTTAACATCTGGTCTTTTAGATTTGTTTTCAGCCCAAGCCAAAGTTGCTTCTGCGCCTATTTTGCCCCTGTAAGGACAAGGAGTGCCAGCCATCTCCATAGCTTTAAACACCCTTTCATCTTGACAAAGAATACTAACGCTGGCCACTTTCATGCCAGTATCGTAAAGATACTTAGATAGTTTTAACCGTTCACAATTTTCATCAGTAACAGTAGCTCCTGTAGAGAAGCCGAATACCTGTCCTTGGAACGCACCAGAGCGGCCTACAGTACAAAGATCTTGCGAATAGGACATAATGCTTGGAGCTATCGCAGAAGCTGGGGGAGCCTTGCTCTTGACGTTTTGATTAATGGTTTGAGTAGAATTAGATTCGTTGATATTTCGGTTCGTATTATCAGATTTAGTATTATTTTCGTTGACGTTTCGGTTGTCAGTCGTGACGTTAGAATCTGAAGTCGATTGATTAATATTGGTGTTTTGATTCGTATTAGAGCTGGTCGAAGTCGAATTATTAGTATTGCTAACATTCTGATTAACGGTTGAATTAACGGTTGAGTTAGAAGTCGAAGTATTGACGTTGTTATTCGTATTGGTGTTATTAGAGGTCGAAGTGTTTACATTCGTATTTGAATTAGTCGAAACATTTGTATTGGAATTTGTATTAGTCGAATTATTCGTGTTAGTCGATACGTTGGTATTAGAATTTGTATTGGTGTTCGTATTAGTATTTTGATTGGTGTTGGTATTTGTGTTGGTATTGGTAGTCGTAGTCGTATTGACTGTATCCAAGCTATTGTTTTCGCAATATTGCGTACCGTTGACGCAGGCTGTACCAGACTGTTGAGAAGATTGAGCGCTAACATTTACAGACAAACCAATAACCAAAGTTATTAAAAAACCAATAGCCGACCAGACTATTAAGCTATCATGCTGTTTTTGCTCCTTGTCCATTGTTGCACCAAATCATATTATTTTTTAAATTTAGAAACTACTTGATCCCAAAGTTCAGGTTTGAATTTTTTTACAGACCATCCCATTATTACTGCAATTATTGCTAGTGGTATTAATATTTCCATACTGCGTTACCTCAGTTTTTTTAAAATTATATCTCAATAGATACATCAAAAGCTAATACATATCTATCTTTTTTTGGTATACCATTTTCAGGTTGATGATAAATTCTTGAATCAAATATATTCCAAACATTTAATTTTGGTTGTATTCTACAACCTTCTGTAAATATTGTACCCAAGCTTGTGTCTGTTAAATAGCACACACCTGATATGCCAAATTTATTTGTGTTGTATGAATGATTGTGTCTTATAGAGTTTATTTCTTTATTTTTTTCTGTTAAAAAAGCCCAAGAGTGAATATGTATAATTTTTGGTTGATATTTTAAATATTTAACTATTGCTTGATTTATTGATTTATTTATTTCTTTAAAACTTTTGTGTAGTTCTTTGTTTGATTGTTGTTTTGGGTGTAAACATTTGGGGTAATCAGAGCAGCAGGGGTTTTCTTGTGTATATTTTTTTAATTTTTTTAAAAAAACTTCGTTGTTTATATTTTTTAAAATACTACAACTAAAAGTTTCATGCATTATTATGTCTGTTGCTAAACCAAGAAGGAAGTCCAATCATAGGCCTGCCATCAAATTTATTTTTTTGAGCATCTTTACCACTTGCGTCATTATAGTGTAAAAAAACTTGGCCGCAGTTTTCTCCCTCAAATGCATCTCTCCAATGTTCTAGCTCACACCCTCTATACATAAGCATATCTCCAGGCTCTAGTTTTATTTCTTTACCTTTAGAATTACTGGGTACATAATAGCCATCTTCGTCCCCTCCGCCTTTTTTAGAATCAGGCTCTAAAAATATTGACCATTCATCCCCACCTAAATGCATAGTAGTAGATATTTCACATGAGTATCTATCTTTGTGTCTGTCAAGAATATCTCCTTTTTTGTATATTCTTGCATATGAATAAGTTTCCGATAACTCAACACCTGACTTTTTTTCCATAATAGGTTTTACATGTTGCAGCAAAGTTTCCATAACTATATCGCCATAATGAGAGTAAGTGTTAGGAATTTGTGAATCACTCCATACTCCAAAATATTCAGTAAATTCTGATATATATCTAGTATCAAATAGATGTCTTGTTACAGCTTTTTTATTTAAAAAGTACTGATAGCAAAAATCTGCTAACTCAGTTGATATGGCGTTTTTAATTACTTGGTATTTATTTTTCTTAAAGCTCATTTAAATGGATATCCTAAATTCCAACACACTAAGGAGTGTCGTATTCCTTTTGTTACAGGTTTAACTCTATGCCAAACGAAAGATGGAAAAACCACTACGCTTCCTTTAGCTCTTATTTCTTCACATATTCTTGGTTGACAGCCTTCATCTGTATTTCTAAAATCAAACTCTAAATCTCCACCTTCATAGGTATTAGGGTCACTTAAAGATACAGTCATACTAAGTTTTCTGTATTTTCCATGACGGTCTAGATCATCAGGTATATTGTAAGGCTCTTCGTATGAGTCACAATGCCAGTCGTAAAATTGACCCTTTTTATACTCAGTAAATTGACAAGCTTCAGAGTAATCCCATTCAAAATTCCACCCTGAATTAGCATTTGCTCTATGTATAAAAGGTTGTATTTCTCTGTATATCCAAGGATCAGACATCCATACGATATCTGATTTTCTTTTCTTTTGTATATTTTTTAATTGATCAGCAGTTAATTCTTGAGGCTGTTCATTTGAATGCCCCGTAATAGCCATTTGGTTTTCTTGCTTTAGCCCGTATTGAATTATTTCATCACATATTCTTTCAGGAATAACTGACTGAAAGTACCAATAATAATATTTTAAATTCATCTTCTCTCTCTTGAAAAGATAGTATAAGTTAGATGTGTTTTAAAAGATAGTTTGTTGTTATCCGTTCCAGTTACCAGCTTTAATTTCTGTAAAAACTGTTCTTAAATCCCAACAATTTGATGTGTCTGTAGCAATTTGTGCTTCTTTAACAATAACGACACCAGAGCCACCTGCTCCACCTGTTCCGCTTGGAG